ACCATCGACATCAAACCGCTTATCAACTGGCATCTCGGCCAACTCGATACGGTCCGTCATTTCGTTCTCCTTTCTCTTTCACCGACACCCTCACAGCTCCCCACAGGAAAATGAAGGAATTACATAAAGGGTTTTGGATTTATTTCTCATCGTTAACAACTACTAACCAATTAAAGGAGATATAAACCTGCGGGGATGTGTCAGGATGCCGGTATGCAAAGTTAAACATCGCTTAACTTTTTAGGTAAAAAAATATAGATTGTAGTCGCCGGGTTCGATGTTTAACAGGTCACTCCATGTGATGATGTCTTCCTGTGAAAATCCTGTCTTGCCATTCATTTTCTTAGACAGAGAGTTTTCTGACAGCCCAAGAACCCTTGCAAACTCTTTCTGGGAACCATATTTCTCTATGATCCGCCCCCTGAGTTTATTGTACGTATACGGCACCGTTACACCTCCTTTCGATAAATTTCGTTGTTATTTACGAGTTAAACATCGTTTAACTATCCACAGTTTAACACCGCTTAACTCATAAGTCAATACAAAAGTTAAATTTTCTTAAACTTTATATTTGATTGTTAAGTGACGTTATGGTATGATTTTCTAAAGGAGGGGATATGTTATGAAGAATCCAGAAACTGCAAAGAGGCTGCAGGAAGCACTGACAGCCAAAGATATGATTCCTCAGGAGTTGGCGGATAAGACAGGAATAGGTAAGGCTTCCGTAAGTCAGTACCTGAACGGTCAGCATAAACCATCAAATATCAGTGCTGGCAAGATGGCGGAGGTGCTGGACGTTAACCCGTTATGGCTCATGGGATTTGACGTGCCGATGAGAGAAGAAACAAAAGACCCCTACTACCTCGACGATGAAGCCAGAGAGTACGCAGAGTTCCTGCATAAGAATCCAGAATACAAGGTTCTTTTTGACGCATCCAGGAAAGTGAAGAAGAAAGACATAGACCTTGTGACGCAATTTATTGAGAGGATGAGCTGATTGACACCGGACATAAGAGTTTACATCATAGAAATGCCGGCCAGGATAAAATCCTACACGGTAGAAAAGGATGGTTTTTACACCATAATCATCAATTCCATATTAGCAAGAGAACAGCAGGTTAAAGAGTATGACCACGAATATAAGCATATCATCAACGGAGATTTCGACAAGACTTGTTCCGTTGACATGATAGAGATTTACGCACATAAGTAAGGAGGGATTTTATGAATGATAGGAAAGGAAACAAGAAGGTAGGGTGCTTATCACTTCTGCTGATACTGGTTTTGTTTGTCGCTATATTTGCCATAATCGGCTCTGGAGGCGACGATACTGAAACAAAGAAAAAATCAAAAGAAGACGTGACAACAGAGAAGAAGATTGACTGGACTGTGGCTCATAATGACGATGATCACATGGCCACTTATGTAACTATTTTACAGGAAGGCGTGGACAAATATGTAAACGGAGTTGACTGGCCGTGGTCCTTCGACGCTTATAAATTTGTGGATTATGATGACACTAAGAGTGGATGCATAGTTGGGTTTACGGATCCGATCGGAATAGACGGCGTAGTAGAAAAACAGGCAATGACCGTCATTTTCACCATAGATCCAGATGGCGAACACTATCAAATAAACTCTGTTGTTGTCGGAGACACAACTTTCCAAGACGATGGGAAAATGCAAGATATTGTCAATAAGCTTAATGGAGAATAAATTGTTTACTAATAAAAATAATCCGCCACCCTGCTACCAACAGAATGACGGACAGGGCATGTGATACGCCCCCTAACATTATTATTGTACCACATGCCCTTCTTAAAGTCACCATAAAGGAGGGATTTTTATGGCCAAAAAATACAAATACTCTAAGTCCTTCACCTTTGAAGGGCAGCGGTACTTTATCCGTGGCGACACCCTGGAAGAAGTCTATCGGAAGATGGCAGAAAAGAAACACCAGCTGGAAAATGCCCTGGTGATCTATGACAGTAAGATGCCGCTGAAGGTTTGGGCGGATGCTGCCATTGACACATACAAGTCAGGCCTGTCCGATGCGTCCCTGTACGACGTAAAGACCAGGATCAAGAAGCACATCATCCCGGAGCTCGGCAACATCCCGATCGGCAGGATCAGACCGGCCCAATGTCAGCAGCTGATCAATAAGAAAGCAGGGTTCTCCAAAGAGTATATCAATAAGATCTCCCAGGACCTGAATTTCCTGTTCGAGAAGGCAGTGGAAAATGACATGATCCAGAAGAATCCCGCTGCCCATATCGTAAAGCCAAAGGGACATGTCACTCACAGACGGTCCATCACGGACCATGAACGGAAGCATCTCCTGCTGGCTTGTGAGAAGGATGACAGGTTCCTGCCTTTCCTCTTCATGCTCCAGTGCGGATGCCGTCCCTTCGAGGCCCTGCTGATCGTCCACAACGACCTGCAGAAGAAAGGCGGCGTCCCATTCCTTCACATCCGAGGCACAAAGACAGAGAACTCTGACAGGTTTGTCCCGCTGCCTCCGGACCTGCTTGCCAGGATCCCGAAAGGCAGCCCCTTCGACTTGATATTCAAGGACAGGCATGGCAGGAAGTATAGCAAGTCATCATACGGTGCATTGACCAAAGCCCTCCGCAGAGAAATGAACATCTCCATGGGCTGCAGAGTTTACCGCAGTGCTCTGGTCCCGCCTTATCCCCTTGCAGATGACTTTGTCCCGTACAATCTCCGCCACACCTATTGCACCGACTTGCAGAAGGCAGGGGTGGACATCCGGACTGCACAGAAGCTGATGGGACATGCAGACATCCAGACCACGGCGAACATCTATACCCATCAGGACGAAGACCTTCTTCTGGAGGCTGCAAAACTCCTCAATTGCCGGCAGGGTGCAACAGGGGGTGCAACACCTAAATGTAAAAATTGGTAAGGTTTTGTATGGTTTTATTCCAGCATCTTCCAGTTTCAGGGCAAAAGAAAAACCCCGAAGAACCGCATAAATAAAGGCTCTACGGGGATTTTAAACGAAAAGCGGATGACGGGAATCGAACCCGCGTGTCCAGCTTGGGAAGCTCACCGAAATCCGCTTATTTCCTTATTGTTTTGTATGGGGTGCAACATCGGGTGCACGGTTCGTGCTGTTGACCCTCAATCAATCATATCCGATTGCATATAGTTTTGTCAAGAAAAACAACCCCGGAGACATCGATCCCCGGGGTTTTCTCTTTTGTACTCTATTTATCTTTTGTAATGAAAAAACTGCGTATTTACTATAGCATAACCAGAAGTCTATTTCAACAGGGCATTAACCTTTTTCTGTACTGCATCATAATCATAACCTGCAGCGGTCAGCTTTGCCTTCCGATCGGGACCGTTGCCCCACTTGCCGTCAATGACTTCCTTGGCAAGCTGTTCCACGGTCTTCTTCTTAGCCGCTGCCTTCTTGGCTTTGGTATACTTGGGAACGATAAAGCCCCGGATATACTTTCCGCCGATGTCCATGGTGCGGTACCCAACAGAATCACTCTTATTACCCTCGATGACTTTGAACGACCTTGTCCCTGCCACGCAGACTATTCCGACATGATCAGGATGACCGGTATTATCACCTTTACCGGAATCCTGCCAGTCATAGAGGAGCACATCTCCAGCTTTTGGTGTATACTTGTCATTCTCGACCCAGCATCCCTGTTTCTTGGCCTTCGTCACCATGGCGGCACAGGAACACTCCACGAATTCGCAGACAGCTCCGGAGCCTGGTTTCCCTGCCAGTCCGCATCCGATAAAGGCAGCGCTGACAGCGGTAGCACACCAGGCATCATGTGTGGTCATTTTGTAGCGGCCGCACAGACCACTGTTGTTGAATACGGACAATATCTTCTTATGCTGTGCACTTCCTTCCTTGATTCCGACATACGGTTTTAACCAGTTGGCCACAGCAAGTCTCTTCTCTGATTCCGTCTTCACGGTCTTCACCTCCGTCTTTTTTGCTTTTGCTTTGACTGGTGCGCCAGGGTCCGTGAACCATGCCAACGGTTTTGGACCCATCAGATAATTGGCGTCAATCCGTCCAGTAACGAAATCACATCGATGGGACTCCGTATACTGCCACAGGTCTACACCATCGTGCGGCCCTTTTGGGGAATACCTGGGCTCCCACCATGCACAGTCGGAACCTCTATTTTTAAGCAGGTCTTCGTAAAGGTAATAATACTGGTGGGCCGTGTAGATCATAGTCTTCTTCGACTGCGTCTTGATGTAATCCAGTGCCTTCTGGACTCCGGATGGGCTGTTTCCATACTCCGCATCCAGGCACCAGCCCATGAAATTCTTCCCAACCTTATCCTTAAACTTGGCCACCATGAATTTAGCCTGAGCCAGCTCATTACCTTTATTAAGGAATGTATAGAGCCAGTACGGTATTCCATACTGCTCGCACTTGGTAATATTGGAAGCACAGTCCGGATCCACGAAGGAAGTTCCCTGTGTCGCCTTGAATGGCATGAAGGCCACTTCTTCTTTTAGTTTCTTCCAGTCAGTTACTTTATGATGATGGGAAATGTCGATTATTAATTTGCTCATATTCACCTCACAAAAGGTCAACCGTTTTTGAGTTGTAATAGTTCATTTTGTATTTTTTGCAGAAGGCAGATATTTTTGCCCTGTTGGCGGCGGATGCCCTGTACTCCAGCAAATAGACATCCACATGCTTTCTAGCCACAACACAGTACGCCTTGAGCCGTTTCTTTTCTGTCTTGGTCTGGGAACCGCACTTGTTCTTCCCGATGCTGATGATGCGGGTAAAGACTTCCTCCTGCTGAATCGCCTGAAAACAGATGTCCCTTTCTCTGATACACTCGGTAACGAAGTAATCTGCTCCGTTCACCATGAGGTAAAGACCTGTTTCCTTCTGGATCCGCTTCAGGATGTCCTTGGCAGGTCCGTACAATCCGTGCGGTTTGAACTCTTCCACCACATCGAGATTGTCAATGTACAGTCCCAGAGCACCTCTGGCCTGGAATTTCTTCGCCTGGCTAACCAGGAAGTTTTGCCATTCCTTTGCTCGCAGGTTCATCCACTTTTCGTTCCAGTCGGAATAAACACCGATGGCATACTTCTTATACCTGGAATAATAGGAGCGACCTTTTTCGATCGCTCCCACATTCAGATAAGAGATTAGCTTAATTCCTTTGCTTCTTAGCTTCCTTATTTGCGTGTCGCCAAATTCCGCAAAGTCGATGACTGCGATATTTGGTTTGGCTTTAATGATTCGGTTTACATCCGAACCGTTAAGACCTAAATATACTTTATACCCAGCCATTATGCCTTCGTTCCCTTCTCATCCAGTTCCGTGGTCAGCTCTGTCAGGAACTTTTCTACCCATGTCTTCATCCGTGCTGGTACCGGTAATCCGCAGAGAACCATATTCTTCATACTAGACACTGCTTCATACAGGATAAACAACAGAGCGAAGAACTCACACAGTCCCAACTTCTGAATGCCCAGCACCTGAATATACTCCTCAGGCACCATGAACAACAGGTTAAAGCTGCATGTCATATCCACGGCCATCAGGATGATGACCGATGCGATAATCATGACCTTCCTGATCGCTCCGTCAATGCCGACGGAACTGTTAAACTTGTGTTCCTTGACGGCTCTTCCTACTCCCAGGATCGTGTCCAGGATGATTAGGAGGACCAGAACTCTGAAAAAGCTGTTATCTGCGATAAACCCTATCATTGACCGTATCATGTTAATTATCCTCCCTTTAATCATTTGGTATCGTATATCTCCAGTCTTTCATTTGTGAAGTACCCATAGGCACCACTCCCTTCACAATAGGGAGCATTCCCAAGGATATTTAAACCCAAGGAATACTCCGTAAGTTGACATGGAATTATTCAGTCTGTGCCAAGCCGAGACAGAAGCCGAGACAGACACTATTGGACATACTTGCCGCATCAGTAGTTGAGGTACCGACCGCATTTATACAGCAAACATTCTTTGTAGTTGCTGCAGATCGTGACAACCAATACTCAGCACTTGAAGCGCCTGCTCTATGCTTTATCCGCGATGTGTTATCTGGGAATACTTCTTTGTAAATAGGTCCTATATTTTCCGCTGTATTTACCGAACCGAACACCTCTCGTTTGGATGGAAGCCATATATCCTCTGTCGATGGAACATCGTTTACGGCAGTTTCAGCAGTATTATAGATACGTGAATATTTTATAACGCTATTTATCCTGCTACGGACATTAGATGGAATAAGCGGTTTAATGGTTTCTTTAAGATAAGTCCTCATCTCAGACTTCTCCCATCCGCCTATTGTACCCGTTCCTTCTGTCTGACTAGTATATGCAGGATTCATTCTATGTTTCGTCGTTAACAGTTCCATACCTAAGAACGTCAACGGAGCCGTACCATTTCCATTTGCCAGTTCATCAGCACCCATCGCTACAATCTGCATGTTGACAGTTCCTTCAGTGCCAAGATCAAGTGGCTTGTAATTGCCCAGGTTGTACTTTGTGGAGTAGGTTCCATTATCAATATTGGCAATGATCGTATCCCAGGAATCCGTAATTTCTTCCACTACAACTCCACGTGCAAATGCCGCATAAATATCTTTGTTTGCAGTGATATTTGTCAGTACTGCATCGGCCGTGTGCGAACCGTTGGTATTGGACCACCCAAGGAAAGCGGTTCCTTCTGTATTGGTCGGAGTAGCACCAGTGTACGTCGCAGTCTCCCCTTCCTTGACAGTAACCGTCTGAAGCAAAGTAGAACCGTTATAGAAGTTAACCGTATACTTCATCTTATACCACGCTGTATAAATAGCGTTTCCGGTAACTGGTGTCACCTCAGGCTCCCATCCACGGAAGGTATCGCCTTCATAAGTTGGTGTCGGGCCGTCATAAGTCGGAGTTGTGCCATACGGCACATCATTATCTGTTTCCAGAACCGTTCCGTCTTCGTTCTTCCAGGTGACTGTATATGTTCTTGTCGTACTTGTGAAGCATGCATATACATTCCTGTCTCCTACAACATGAGTCAGAGCATCGCTGTCGACCGTGTTGTCATCTGTATTCTTGGACCATCCCGCAAAGGAATAAGTATACTGTGCATCCTGAGTCTTGGTAGGTGTAGAACCAGTATAAGTGCCGTCACCGCCATCGGCGATCGTCTTGCTCTCCAGCAGTGTCGTACCATTGTAGAACTTCAACGTCGAATTGATATGCTCATACTCAATGGCGATATACGGATATCTGGCAACCATTTCGGCATACCATGAACCAGAGACTGTACCGAGACCAGTGATCGTACCGGATACCTGTGCTTTGTCTACATTACCACCGTATTCATCCATACCTCGCATAGTATCGAGATAATCGTAGAAGTCCTCCACGTCACTGGTAGATGTCACCGCAAGAGTGAATCCAATTAGACGCACACGGCTGTTTGCAGGCATATCACCAAGAATGTCCATCACAGGAATCGCAGACGAACTGTTTTCAACTCTCAGAGTCGAAATATTGGAATAGTCACTACCTTCCACGCTAAATGTGGTGATGTTCTTCTGGTTCATAACGATCAGGTTCGTGATGGTGTCAGGAAGACTGAGCACACGAATCACACCACCGTTCGGAAGTGTCACACCCTGTACAGATGTGCCATCAAAGTAGATTTCTTCGATAATCTCGCATCCGGACAGGTCGACTGTCTTCTGATCACCGGTACCAAGACCGGAACAGTTCCGAACATCGAGAGTCTGCAATAATGCATTATTACCAAGGGTCAGCGCCGTAAGGTTCGGGTCATCATAAGATGATGAACTGTCACCAATCTTGATGTTCTGTAATCTCGTTGCCATGGAGAAATCAGCAAAACCGACCTTCAGACCGCTCAAGTCACCAACACTGGCAAGCTGCGGGGCACTGTAGATATAAATCTCAGTATCGTTCACAGATGACAGTGGGCAGACCAGAGTGGTAGGCTGACCATGCTGTCCTCGTTCCTGGACAACATAGGATGCGTACTTAACGGTCGGATAAATATCAGCATACGGTGTTACCGTAATATCAGCTTTAGCATAACCACGAAGCTGAATTACCTGGGACAGTGCTTCACCAGCATTCCACTTGGAATCCATATATTTGAAGCGGTTATACAACCACCATTTTCTTTGCTGTTCCTTTGAACCCTGCAGCATCGGCAGATAAACAGCTGTCGGTTCCTTGCCTGGATCCGGATTAATCAACGGGTCGATGTACTTAAACCATGCATCTTCTGCCCATACGGCCTCAGGCCAGATGGACTGGTGTGTCTCATATCTCGTCTCAACTGTATCAAAGGCAATCGTGCCTGCAGATCTTAGAGTCTGATACATCTGCCTGATTTCAGTCGGGAAGGCATCACGCAGGTTATTCCAAAGTACAGAATTCTGACCATTAAAGATATTTGCTCCGCCTGTCAAATGATCAGTATCTTCAAGACCATAACCAAACACTAAGGAACCTTCATTATTGGTTCCGATTGCCGTATCCATATCGTATGGCTGTGCTGTAGCTTTTCTTGTTGCGACCCTTCCGGATGCTGTAACAGGGCCACCATTGAAACCGATAAAAAGGTTTTTCGCCCTAGAGTCAACCATAAGGAACAATTCCGTAAAGATATAGTAGAACAGGAATGAATCCAGTTCTGCATAGGTCGGGAACTCTGCCTTGAACTTGGCAAGCCTATAGTCAGCAGAATCCGTGGTATAAGTCACATCGTCATAGGTCACGCTCTCAGGAAGTGCGTCACCCGTTGCTTCTGCCCTGTATGTGGAATATACAAAACTCTGGAATTCCTGCAGAATCGAGTAGTCTGTCCATTCGTCTGACGGAAATCTGGCTTCGTAGTCATACCGCCACAGCTCTTTTGTATCGCCCGTATCGGGATCCGTGTACATCGTCTCATCAAAGTAATCTGTCAGGAATAACATCAGATCAGATGTGTTGTTCTGGAACTCCCAGGACTCCATGGTGCCCTCGTCAGAATAACCGTATGGAGCCGGTGCCCTCTTCGGCAGGTTAAAGTTGTACTTACCAAGGAAAGAAACCGTACCTGTTGCTGTGTCATTCCAAAATACTACGATCGGGAAGCCATCAATACCCCATCTGACGCGCGAATCCGCCTGCATTTCGGGCGTTTTGTACGGACAGGCATCATTGTAAAGCCTTACCAGTTCGACGTTATTTGCACCCTCAGAAGAGGCCACATCGGCCTTCAGAACGAACCTGTTGAACGGGATTGCTCCAGGCCGTAATGCATAGGTATCCGTATGAGTTCCGGAAGCCATATCGAATCCGTTCTTGAACTGCAGGTCATAGTTCTTCCTGGCATATGGTGCGGAAGACGTACCCTGTACATTGATCTGACACCCTTCAAAGGTAAACGATTTGGACGGATACAGCGGATCAGTATAAGAACCTGTAATTGTCTTCTTGTCACCTTTATACTGCGGCAGTTCTTCTGCTGACAGGATAAAGTAAGGCAGGTCAGACGGCAGATTGGCAACAACGATACTGCCATATGCATCATATACCTGATTGTGAGTATACCTTGTAAGCATCAGGGAACCGTCCTGCGTGTCAGCAATCCAGTTATCAATGATCTGATGTCTGGTCAGGTCATTATCATAGGCTCTGATACAGTAGATGTCGATAGTGCAGTCATTGGACCCAATCGAGATGTTTACAGGTGAAACCTGTGCGAAGTCATCGTCTGTTGGATAGATAACTACTCCGGAAGGAATACCATCAATATAGGTGAAAAGCATCCGGTTTTCAGACCTCTTTTCACAGACAAAAGCAACTCGGATGTGTTCCTCTTCCTTATACTGCATAGAGATCTCAGACTGTTCTGATTTCAATGTTGCTTTCTGTGCCGTCAGATCGATACCTCTGCCGCCACTCATACAAGACAGGATAGTCGCATCGTAATCCAGCACGTTTCTTGTAGCGAATTCAATCTCGATAGTCTTTCCAGTCCCTCGGAAGTCAACCGCAAATGGTTTATACGGGATTGCAACTCTGGCATCACCCGCAACTCTTAAGCATGGGATGCCATCTGAATCTTTCTGCCATCCGTCTGATGTCCAGTTGAAGCCAGAAAGCGTACAAGAGATGTCCTCAAACTCCCAGACCTCAGGATGCGCTTCTGCGTTTGATCGTCCCGCACTGGATAAGAACAATGCCAGGTTTTCTGTCTCCGGTTCCACATCGATCTCAGACTCTACAACAGTGATGTTGAGCGTCTTTGTGGTCTGACCGCTCTCAATCCTTATCGCAAGACTGCCCGGAGTAACTGCCCTATAAATATAAGACTGTTCTGCCCTGTCAACGGTCTGCGTGGAAACAAGCACGTTATTGGCATAGATTTGTACCTCTGCAGTAAGGCTAGCAGGGTTGTACACCTGATATGGAATCGCAATCGAAGCATATTGATCCTGCGTGAAATCATGAAAGGACGATGTAATAATTACGTCATCATTCATAGCTTCCACATAAATAAACTCAAAATACAATTCGTTCGAGCGAACAGTCTCATTATTAATTACAGCCTCGAAGTAGACTCTTAAAGAGTGGCCACCGTGGCTCTGTGCAGGTATTGCATAGGACATCTGTCTTCCAGATACTGCTGTAACCTGCGTTCCGATCTCTCTTCCATCCAGGATAAAATGCACTGTCTTTTCGACTGCGCCAACAGGGGTATATGGGAACGAGATCGCACTATTGTAAACTTTAGTAGCATCAAAGGACGAACTAATAGATAGAGCGATGCAGGTGATGTTAAAGGTCGTTGTCTTGCCTTGGTCGTAGGTATCGGAGATACGGACCTTTACCTTGTTGGTTCCGGTAGACAGGAATGGTGCCAGGTCAAGAGAGACATTACCCTGCTGGATCTGATAGGTGGACCTCACGATCTCATTGACGGAGATTCTGATCGCACCGTCTCCGGTAGGCATTCCATCTTCGACAGAAGACCAGGTAAAGGAAACGGGGCAGGCAGAACCAGTGGGGATGGTCTTAGACAGCCAGCCTGATGTGTTTTCTACAGTCAGTACTGCACTAATGACGTCTCCGCCGCCACCTCCTCCGCCGCCACCTGCAAGAGGAATACCGTTTTCCGATGTCTGACCCTTGTAGGTCGGATACACATAATATGTATCCGGGTCCTGATAAAGTCCCAGGTCATCCACATCAATGGAAACATCTTCCATGGCTGCTTCCAGGGCCTTCATCTGACTGTCCAGAGTCGCCATATGGTTTTCTGCATTAGTGGCAACGCTTAAGGCCTCCATTGCGGTCTGGTCTGCTTCCGTAGCGATAGCCTGGATCTGTTCGCCTTTTCGTTCGGCTTCTTCGTCGACATCTTCAATGGCTGCATCTTTTGCAGCACTAATATCGCTGATCGCATTGTTTACTGTCGTGACAGCGGTATTTTTTGCATCCTCTGCTGCAGAGGCAGAAGAAGCTGCATTGCTTTCCGATGCCGCCGCGTTACTTGCAGAGGTCTGAGCGTCGGCCCTGTAGCCCGCCACGATCTGCTTGTCAGAATCAATCTGGTGGGCCGTGGCGATTAGTTCGTCTGTCCTGTCGATAACATTGACCAGCTCCTTGATGACGGAATCAGATGCCAGTGTGTCCTTGTCCAGGGCAGCCCTTTCCACATCAAGGATGAAGTTTGCAGTATTCAGTTCCTTATTGTTCTTAGTCAGAGTCAGTTCGAAGGTCTGCTTCCCGGCGACAGCAGTCATTTGCTGGTCACCTGTGACGGTTACCTTCTTATTGCTGATGTCCAGAGTCGCATTAACAGAATATCCCATGCCGTCTTTTTTTGTTCCCCTGATCGCAGCCGTTGTGCCGCTCTCAATGGTGAACGCTCCGGAGGATGAATAGAGGTTGAATACCAGCGAAAAGTCGGAATCGTACTGGGATAAATGTACGATGACCGGAGCCCCGCCGGCATGCATGTCCAACTGATAAGTTTTAGTGATCATATTACAACTCCTTTGCTTCCAGTT